TAACTTATAAGCGTTTCCTACTTCAGCGGAGGCTATCTCTTTGAGTATTTCTTCGTCTATACTGTAATGTCCGGATTGAATATTTCTTAATACTTTGTCCCATTCGTTATGCCACATGTTCTGTCGTGAACCGGATTTGGCAACATATTGTTCTAAATCTTTATCAGAATCTCCGTACTTAAATTGCTTCATTACATGCTTGAACAAAGCGGGATTCTCTCTTTTTCTACGTAATAAATTATCTATTGTATAGTAGTAATTGTGATAAGCATTTTTACCATCAAATCTCTTATACCTATTAAAGCGTTTTTCATCTTTAACTACTTTATCGATGTGTGCTTCTGATAATATATTATCAATCTCTTCTTTTATTATTTGTCTTAATTCTAATTTTTTCATATTACCTCACAATCTTAAAAAAATAATCATTTTGGAAAAAGGTTTCATTATTATCTTCGTCCACTACTTTAAATAAAAGTTCATAAAATCTTTCTGGTTGTAATCCATCACACCAAAAGTTTATGTAATTACCTCTAGTATCACAACTTACTTTTGTATAATCATCATCAAACGGAACTACTATCTCTTCACTAGCCATATCCTTAATGCTATAATAGGAGGATGATGGTAAATATTTTACGCCCAAATATGCAGATGTAGTAGAATAAGTTCTTAATGGATGTCGTTCCCTTCCTGTTAATCTTAATTTCGTTTTTGTTTCTTGTTTATATCTCGGTCTTAAATTTTTAAGATTTAACACAATTTCATCTATATATGTACTTCCAGTTAATAAAGGAGTTAAAGAACCAGTATTAAAAGAACTATCATCCCAACAAACTTCAATTCTTGGTGGAAATATTGTATTACTATCTACAGAATAAAATTTAATAGAACCTACTTCTGCACTACTAGATTCTTCCGTGTTCGATCTCTTAATAATAAAACCTTCGTTATCCTTTACAGAAGATGACCATTCACCAATTATATCCGTAACATCCATTCTCAAATCAGTATTTTCATATTCATATGATTGAGAAGCTACTGAACTTGTGAACCAAGCTCCACCGCCAGATTCTGACACATAAAAATGTGACCCAACACTACCACTAAATGAACCTGTGAAAAACCAAGCTGTTTGAGGAGAATACCCATCTGAATAAGCCCAATTTGCACCTTCTTTTACAATTGGTAAATAATTATACTTACCTTTACCCATTTCCCAACTTCCTGAAATTGGATAAGCATATATGGTATATGATAGAGGTATTTCACGAACTTCAGTAGATGTCATGTTTAGATAATATTTTGCTGAACTTGTTGAAATTGCCAATGCTTCATCGGGAATATCCGTCATATCGAATTTAAGCAACATTCTTGTATTACTTATAGTAGTATCGATTGTTTTAGATAATTCCAAAATACTATCTATTCCAGTATTTTTATACACATCATTCTCGTATAAAGTTGTATCTTTTGTTGCAAATATACTGTATATCACGTTTCTTCTCCTTAATAATTAACTACTTTACCTTTAATATCATCGTCCGGAAATCTAACTTCAAATATACTAGGATCTAAACTAGGATAAACTACCATATTTTTGGTAGCAGTTTTTATATCATATACATTTGGATTATAACCAGCGTCACTATCAAACAGATTAGTTATCTCTACATCCATGACAGACTCAACTCCCGTTACAATAGATAATGTTTTAATTATGTCTGTTGTTACAATTGGTTGATTTATTTGCCAATTGTCTATATCAAAATATGTCTTTAAAGCATTTATACATAATAATAATACTTCTTTAGAAGCATAATTAGGTAAAATTGTAATCTTAAATTCCACACCTATATTAATTACAAAAGCATTTTTAATATTAACAGAATCAGTCATCATTCTATATCGATCAATATATGTAACTAAATTCTTTTTAATAGCATAATTTGCATTTACTAATTTTTTCTGAGAATCGAAACTAGATATGTATAAATTCATTGATAATGGATTAATAATAACCTCATCCTTATAATTTCTTATCAATTGTTCATCTTGTACAATATAAGCCTTAGCAACACTTCCAAATTTTGGAGGCATAGAATATACTCTAGTTATATAATCATCTTTAGTTACTACCCTATCTTGTGCGGCAAAATAGGCCATTGCATTATGTCTTATTTCATCTACTGATTCAGACTCCTTTCCACCAGTTGCTGCTATTGGATTATTTACGGCAACAGAATTTTTTACTGTATTTATTGTAGTAGAATCTAATCCGTTTTCTAATGATTCGAATTCGATTTCATAAACACTTGTTAATGTATTAACTAAAACATTAGATTTTATTCCACCACCTACACTATATTTCACTGTTAATGTAGTATTAGTAGGAGATTGTCCATAGGTATCAGAATACATAAAATTAGCTACGTTCCAAGCATAATTTAGTTTAGTTACACCAGTTGGAATTTGTAACCCCACATTATCTGGGTTTGGAGTTATTTCTTCGTCATAATCATTTACAACTCCTGCACCGAATTGTAATTCCATGGCACCATCACTTCTATACCTAGTGATAAACCGTTTAGGTACTTTAACCAATTTTAAGAGATAAGGGACTAATGAATTATATTGACTTAATCCTCTATCACTTGCCTCTACATTACTAAGTTCTTTGAATATAGTATCTTGTGCCAAATACGGAACTTCATACCAATCATTTCCATCAGAGTCTTCCATTGAATCAATTGAGATAACGTTGGTATCTGATATTAGTGCCTTGTTGTATTTAACGGGTTCTCCAAAATCAAAAGTAATTTCTTTTTGAGCACCTGCTTGTACATCAACTTGTTTTTTTAATAAATAATAAGCTGGTTCTCCTGCATCATGTGAATACACACTAATTTCCGTATCATTACCTGAACCGGATATACCAAAATCAACATTATCCATAGTTCTAAAAATAATACTACTATCTTGCTCAGATGAAATTTGCATTCCTTTTTTAATATCTAAGGCATAACGAAAATCAGGTTCAATGGACTCTCCGGTTCCAACAGAAGGTACGAGTTGATATACGTCTAATTTAGTTTTTGCTGGTGTGATAGGTTTTGGTTTGTATCCAAGTGCTTGTGCTAATTGTACAACATTTTTTCTTTCCTCTGCGTGTAATAACATCATCTCTTTGATTTGTGTATCTATATAGTATGATAAAACATCACCCACATAAGAAGTCATCTCGATGAACATCATTGCTGGGTCGGAAGGATCGAAATCATTATAAACATCCTTGAAATAACTTTTGGCAAAGTTTATTAAATTATCCCTAAATTCAGTGAAATCCTTATTTAAATATCTTACTTCTTTTTTTACTGTTAAATCAGCCATTTATTTTCTCCTATGAAACAGACAACGAAATCGATAATTCATCTGTTGTTTCAGTATCTTCTAATATATTATATGAAATAATAATGTTAACTAAATGTTCGTTAATTTCATCTCTATCAACAATTAAAGTTTCTATGTTAATATAAGGTAACCACTCATATACAGAATTTTCAATTGCCTCCTTAATTTTTTGGTCGGGGGATGTGTCAAATAACATTCGTTTTAAATTACAACCGTATTCTGGTCTCATTATTCGTTCACCTTTATTTGTCAAAAGTAAATTTTTTAAATTTGTTCTTGCTTGATCCTTCGTAGTATAATTCAAAGAAAAGAAAGAATTTCCGCTGTCACTTAACGGTAACCCCACTCCTATAGCAACATTATTCTCTGTATCTAATGGATGTATGTATCTTTCTTTTTTCATAAAATTTATAATTTACTTTATTTAATTTTGTCTGCCGCCTTTTTTATTTCTGGGTTATTACTCCAATCTCTTGTAAATATATTTTGTAAAAAATCGGGAATATCTCTATGTTTTCTATCATCTGGTAAAAATTCCTGAACATTTTTTACCCCTTGAGGTTTAGGAGAAGGTGGTGATGGATTGATTTTTTTAGAAATTGGATTGATTTTGGATGAAACAGAATCACTAGTCATGACAGGTTTTATAGACTTCCATTCGTCTTCCACTCCGGATCTATTATTTATAGAGGTTGTGGTTTTAGCAGTTTCCTTTAAAATATTATTTAAAATCGGATTTTTGGAAAAAGTCGTATTATCAATCTCTCGTTCTGGTACTAATGATTTGTATTCGTTTTCTATAGAAATGTTATCAGTTTGTTCCGTTTCATTTAAAGGATCTGGAGGGTTTACGACATATTCTAATTCTTCTCTAATAATTTCTCTAATGTGTTTCTTAGAAAGTGATATTTCTTCCCTCACTATTTTTCTAACTTCTTTGTTTAGATATTTTTTTAATACATTTATTAATTCAGTTTGTTTCATAACGAGACACCTTATATGTTTTAAATAAATATATTACAGAAGGAAAATTAGTTAATTAACCTCTGTCTATTCCATATAAGTTTTTTTACTTTGAACGGCCTTACCATTTTGCTTAGCGATCCATTGAGGAGATAATTTGAATTCAATAGGACCCATAGGAGAAGGTATTTTAATACTGTCTAGTAAATCAATTAAATCTTCCCCAAGTATAGTAAGTTGAGCTTTATTAACATCTCCTACTATTACTTTCTCACCAAAATCTATATTCACTGTATCTTTTGCAGCTATACTTATAGATTTATTGGATGATAAAAATATACTCTCTTGAGATGAGTTAAAAAACAATCTACCTGAATTTATAATTATTTGTTTTTCTTTATAACTACTAGGTGCTGTAGGGGTGGCATTAATAGGTGCCTCAGGGTTGTCATCAAAAGATTTTAGGGAACTATAACTCGGTATTAGTGGTATTACTTGACCATCACATATATAAACAGAGGATGCATCTTTATTAATATCTTCCGTTACAAAACGTCCTACTGCATCTTTTTTATCATTTCTGATAATTATTATAGGATCACTAGTTTCTCCTTGTTTAGACCAAGGATTACCCGACTTAATATGTATCCCACTAAATCTAATTGAACTTCCAAATCGACTCTGTATGATATTATCTCCTTCATAAGGCATTAAGGAAGGTTTTTTTATATTCTCTTCAAAATATTCACCTAGTTCTATTTCCTCCTCTTTATTTTGATTTCCAGTAAAGGAAGTATATTTATTATCAGAATCTTTTTTATTTTTTATTTTTATAGGAAAAGTAGAATATGGTAAAGCATTATGATTAACATTACCCCATACATTAACAACATCTGTATAATAAAAGGATGTGGATTGATCTACTGTACCAGAATCGGAACTAGGAGCAGAAACTATTAAAACAATCTCATGTTTTACAGGATAGGTTTGAATATAGGAAGTTAAAGGAGATGCTACAAATAAATCATTTCCGCTTTTTTGTTTATCTGAAAATAATCTTTTAAATTTAATTATTCCTATACTTGTATCATCTATGTAATCATCATTATCACTATTCAAAATAATATCAAAAACCTCGGCTGGTTCTATTGTTAAAGCTTCTTTATTTGAATCATCTACAAATGACCTGGCTGTATTTCTGTTTTTGAATTTTTCTATAGACATCTAATCTCCTATGAATTAGTTACCTTAATTACTTTTCTCTTAACGTTTTTAATATCTTCATCATTATCTCCTTCACCGTATTCCTGAGAAATATCTAAAAGTTCTTTCTTTTCTTCGTCTGTAAGTTTAAATGGACTAGTATCTTCTGATTGACTGCCCGTTCTAGCAAGTGCTCTTTGTACAATTGCTGCCATTTTTACAAGGTGTTCATCATTCTTAACACCAATCTCAATGTAGTCTTTTAAAAGTGGTACTAATAAAGTAGCATCACCCATATTTTTAACAAGAGGTCTTAATTCATCTATTAAAATTTTAATCTGTTCATCTTTCTTTTTTCTATTAACGTATATATCATTTAATAAATCGGCGAAATTTTTTCCATTAAATATTTCTTGTTTAAAATCCATAATAGTACCTAATTTTTATATATCTTAGAAACGTCTATATATCCATTTTCAAGATAATGTGAATATACTTTTTTAAATATAGAACGAAATATATTAACAACTTTTGTAATTTGTTGTGATTTTAAATTTGTTCTTTCCTTTACTAAAACATAAATTGCCTTTTTATTAAAATTACCAAGTGAATCTCTTCTTTTAATTATTTCTATGATAGACTCTGCTATTATATAATCATTTTTCTTAGTAAATATAGAATCTAAATTATTATCTAAATATTCTATAAAAGGATCAAAGAAATTTAATTTTTCTTTTCTTATATATTCATCTTGTTCATTTATCTGAATTTCGTCTGAATGTTCTATCGAACTTAATTCCTTTTTCTGAGTCCTCTGTTTATAACTATTTTTATTTCTAATAATTAAATAGTTTCTGGCCACAATTGTAAAATAAGAATAAGCTTTTCCTTTTTCTCTATTATATTTAGGTAATTTTTCCATTAAAAATTCAATTGTATCTAATTGAGTCTCTCCTATGGTATCACTTATATAATAAAATTTACCAGAATGTATTAATATTTCAGATAATTTTGTAAATGCAGACTCTATAAAATCTCTATATAACATCTCTCGTTCGTCTTTATCTTCACTGTTGTTATATTTTTCAATTGCCTCTTCGGTTTTTATTGTAAAATAATAGTTGCTTTTCTTTGCCATATATTTTTTTTAAAATATTTTGTGTAGGATTAAATAACCCTACACAAAATCATTAATAATTATAATCTCTCTCCACAAGTTGGACAATAAATCCAAGTGGAACGTTTAATTCTTATACCACAACTAGTACAATATTTTCTTATTTCTGATTGTGTTATAATATTCTTCTTTGAATTTGGTAAAATTTTATATTCTGTTGTACTAAAAGAATAATTTTCAAAATCATAAAAGACAGAAGATAATTCCTGATCAGATGAAGAACCTTTTTCAACACGACCCGTTTCTACTTTATCAGGTATACAACTTGAACAAAAATTCCCATACGTTGTATCACCTATGTTATTTGTAAAAGTAGCATTATCTGACATAGAATAAGTAGTCCAATTTGTCGGACTAGGAGGAAATGATGTGGAATATGTATTACCATACCATATATTAGGTTGATATTTAGGTTTTTCTATCTCTTTGAAAAATTCTACTTTAACAACTCCATTATACTCTGTTGCCTTTTTA